GAAAACCCACCCCCTTTATATCACACCCCCTTTAAATCTCTAACAAAAATTTAAAACAAAAAAGCACAACAAAGCTATAAAGTTTATTTTGTAACGTTTGCCATGCTATACTGTCATACTATATACACTACTACTATACTACTACTATACTATTCTTCTTTATCTCCTCCCTCTATTTCTTCTTTCTTATTAGTTAAGAACTTATACAGATGACTAACTACTACTGTTAAGTATACAGTTCCAATGAGTGTTAATAGTTCATTACTAATCATACCTTTAAACACAGTCATACCTGCAATATAAACAGATAGGACAATTAACTCTACTGCTATTCTTTTTCTAACACTAGGTTTTAATGTACCTGTGTTTATAAACTCTAGCGCTAAACTAAGTAACTGCATAAATACAACTAAGCCAATTGCTCTCAATGTTTCAATCATTATCTTTCTTTCTTTCTCCTTTATTATTAGTTTTCTAATTGATATGTTTGTAGTTCTCCAGTATATACGAAGCCACCATAAACGTTCCATGATTTTGTACTTAGATTATCGTACATGTTGGAATATACTTTTCTATTCTGACTTCTGCTATAATCTCCGTCAGGTTGTTCAAACACTTGTAAGTGTAGTCCTTTAGCTTTACATTCTAGTAAGTAATTACCTCCTCTTTCTGTTGTAGGGTTCATTAGTATGCTATTATCAAAAGTGCAATTGCTTGGTACTTTGATATAATACTCTTTAACTGGGTTTAATATTTGAGCAAAGTTTTCAACCTCACATCTAATTGTGTAACTCTGTTCAACAGGGTTAAAATCAACAGTTTCAAAACCTGAATGGATATTGACTTTATAAGCACAACAGAAGTCAAATTCTTCACTATAATAGAAACCAAAGTTAGGATAAATTTCTCTGTGTCCTTTGTCCATTTGGTACTGTGTATATTTGTATCTGTCTGCCTCTGAAAGTTGAAACGGTTTAGGTCCTTCGCCCTCTGTGATTTGTATATTCTTTACATGCCATTCACTGTTAGCAGTCATTCTAAAGCGAAAGGTTTTAGAGCTCGGAAGCGTTGAAGCAGTAGTGAAAGAAATATAATGCAATTCCCAACTGTCTGTGACTGCTTTATCACTCCAGTTATAAAACAAGTCTGCACCAAGTCTTAAACCTTTTTGTCCGTCAACTGTGACATTTTTAGCGTCATCAACTAAGGAACTACCACTAGCACCGAAATAAGTAAGCATATCGCCTTTTATTTTTCTAGCGTTGAATTGCCAAGTGTATCTAGTGTTTGGTTTTAGTTCTACTTCTCTTTCAAACTGATTTGAAACAATGTCAGCTATTTCTGTGGCATTTGCAAACTTGAAATAAGTCATTTGAGGGTATAAATCATTTTTACGTTCTATGGTACTTTGACCACCAAAAGCATAAAAAGCAAAAGTCTTATACCAGTCATCACTATAAACCTCACTAGGCAAAACCTCTCCACCTCTAAACAAGTTATTTACACCGTTGTTAGGTGGTGTTGGTATGATTACCTGCTCTTTGAACATGTTCCAATAATTCTTCTTGTCTACTTGTATTTCTAACTTATGGCGACCTACTCCGATTAAGTCTAAAGGGTTTAATACATCTACTTTTCTTCCGTTTAAATAACTATCCATTTTTCAAACCTCTCAAACCGAAACCGCTGATAATAAAGTCATCTGCACCGATGTCTAACGAATACTGCGGTTGTCTATAATTATAATTTGCATTAGGTTGTGAATTTCGCCAACCTGTGACATCTTTGTCTTTTGTGCATTTAGCCAAAGCACCATTCAAAACGGTTGTAATTGTCTTAGTTTTGGTATTTACTACCATTTCAGTCTTTGAAACGCTCCACTTAGGAAAGTCAACGCTTATCGCTTCGCTTTCAGTTGGCATGTATTGAGTGGCAACAGAACCGTGTTCCCATTTATGTCCAGCAGTCCACAAAATCGAATCTGAACCAGTACCAGTTATTTCATATCTAGCCCAAACAGTATCCCCTTTTTTTAAGGTTACTTGAAACGAATCTCTTAACCAATCAAAGTTATTTCCCATGAACGTATTAGGTATTACATTACCAGAGTTTGCACTATTTACATTGACATAACGGTATACATTTGCATTATTTCCTGAACTTTTAATATAAGCTGAAAAGGTATAAACTCCGTCCGTAGGTGCAGTAAACATTTTATGAATACCACCCCATTGTGTAGTTGTTTTCTTAACAGTTAGACCTTTATAAGGTCTGTCATTTGTCCAAGTGTCTGCCCAATACCAAACTCCACTAAAATCTTTAGTACCCTCTAGCAAGTTAAAGTTAGGCTCAAAACGACTAATAGAAACGTTACACAGCCATTTTACACGGTATATCTTCATTTCTACATCTATGTAACCTTGAGCATACACATCTCCATCTTTTACACTCTGTAAGGGGTCAGCATAATAAAATAAACAGAAGTCCATTTCTTCGTCATAATATACACCGTTATAAGTGTATTTGTTGCTGAAAAACTCTATATATTGCTTTTTACTCATCGCCACGCTTATCGTGTCTTTACTAGGGTTAATAAGCTCAATAGGGTTATGAATTAGCAACTCTTCAAAGTTTAGCCATGAAAACATTTTATTCATATATCCTTTCTAATTTACATAGTCCTGTCATAAAGTCCATTTCATACGGAACGCAAGGACCATAAGACTGATTTTGTGGGTTTTCGGCTTTAATTCCCCACCATTGATAGCGTGTATTGTACAAGTTCGTGAACATTTGAGGGTTATACTTGACTTCATCGTACTGCACTTTAGGAGTGAACTCATCATAATCTAACCAGTTAGGGCGAATATTTTGAAGCATTTCAGCGTTAGTCTTGTCTGTGAAAACAATATGCCCGTTCATAGCACCGTCCTTTGGTACAATGGTCCAATATTTTAATTGTGCTGTTTCTTCAACTGGTATGGTGTATTCTACCGAACGTTCCCATGCTGATTTGGTAGGGTTGTACTTATAAAGCCATGCTCTTTTTTGTTTGTCATTGATGAATAGAACACGGTCTGGAATTGCTTTAGTTCGTTTGTTGTCATAACCTCTGAACCAGTCCTCTGTCACGTGGTCTGTTGCTAGAAATTTTTGGAACAGAGAAACATTCCAACCGATTGAAATACCCTTGATTTTAGTCAAGTTCGTTTCTGTATCTACCATTCTAACCCTCCAAGGTCGCATGATTAGTCCGTTTGGTAGTCCGTATGTAGTCATCCAGTCGTTCATACTGCTATAACTTGGCTCTCCAAACACTTGCGGAGGTGTTACACCAACCCTGTTACGCATTACGTCAACTTCTTTGCCTGAATCTTCATTCACGTAGTAAGAACCTAAAGAGTAACCAACGTTTAAAATTGCTGAACGTGGTATTTCATCAACTCTATAACCTTGACTTGCTTGTTTATAGTGGTAACCCTCTATACATACGTTCGCCATTTCTCCTGCTACTGGGTCAATCGCTGTGTTTTGGTCTACCACATACAACGGTTCTTGTATTGTTGCCCAATCGTTCCCCACTCCGTCAAACGCTTGTCTGTTGTCTTGAAATTGCTCTGGGTATAAAGTGTTCCCTGTCATGTCAAACACGCTCTTAGAACCGTTTAAAACGTGAAAATTAACTGTTCTACCACTTGCGTTAGTGTATATATCAGAATCAATTCCAATTAATACACGTTGATTAAGAGGACGACAATAGCACCATACGGCATTCTGTTTTGTATCTCCTCCAAATAGTTCATAATTTTCATCGTTCAGTTGTCCACCCCAAACGTAATCTCTAAAATCGTTACTATCTGAATCAGAATACCCTGTGTAAACAGGTCGTGAATCTGCCATGTCTTGGCTCTTAAAATAGTTATATTCTTCTTCTGTTGTAACGTATGGTGTTACCTTGTCCATTTCAATCTTAGGGAAAAACAAACCGATTTGCTCTTCTTGTCCTGTGCTATTCAACTCAACGCTCAAACCTAGCTTTTCAACTGTTTCTGTTTTTTGTAGCGTAACTAATTCACTAACAAAAACGTATTGCCAAGGTTCAACTGTATAAGTACCAACAGAAGTCACAGAATTACCATATAAGAGTTTTAAATTAAAGTCTAATGGTTTTCTACCAAAGTTAGTTAAACGAATTGACACGCCTATTTTTTTGCCTTGTGTGAGGTTTGGTTTTACTGGTAATTTTTTCCAATTTGTTAAATAAGTCCACCCCCATTTGCCACTAGCATTTTTAGGGTTATAAAGTCTAATTCCTAAGCTATAAGGTCTATGCCAATCACTAGGGAACTGGCTAGTTCTGTCTACTTCGCTTAAAGCGTTCAGTTTAAAATAATGACTAGGGTCAAACTTATCTGGGTCCTCTGATGCGTCCCCTTTTAAAAATCTAAGGTTTGAACGTGTGAGCAAGTTCCATTGTGGTAACTCTCTACAAAAGTCTAGCCCTGTTTTTTCGTTCCAAGTATATGCCTTATTCAATCGCTAAGCCCTCCACTAAGTCCACTAGTTCTTTTTCTGTGCTTACTTCGTCCACTTTTTGTTGTTTAAGTTTGACGTTTGCGTCAACATAAACGCCCTCAATCTCCATTAGTTTCAACAATGCCGAACGGTCTGGCAGTTTGTTGACTTCCGTAACTGTTCGCCCTGTTTCTGTCTTCCGTCCGTTTGCGTTGTTTTTATATTGAATAACCGTTTTTGTTTCTTTTCCTCCAAAAGCTAGGGTTTTTAATGCCTCTAGCATTTTTTTATTTTCTTCTTCTGTCATAGCCATTAAATGAAATAGTCCTCACTTTCTTCACTTTCTAAGAACCACCACATCAAGTTGATTAAAGCGTCAGCCAAATCAATCTTATCTGTGTAGCCTTTTTTAATAATACGCATAAGCCCAAAATCGTTTATTTTCGTTTCTGCGTTCATTAAATGCACCGCTAGTAATTTACTATCAAAATGAATTTTACCCTCCTCCATGAGCTTTTGAGTGGCTTCAAGGGTATTTGATAGTTTGAAACTGTTCTGCATTACTTTGTTATAAAATTCAATGTCATAAGTCTGCTCGAATTTATCAATGAAATTCTTAGCATAGTTAGGGTCATAATTCAACGCAATGGGAACACTACCGTTCATAGCACTCATAAAGGCGTCCCACGCTTCGTCAGACATATTATTTACACCCTCGTGTGTTATTGTCTCCCCTAAGTGTTTAAACTTGTCTTCTGCACTCTCTGGCATGATAGGGATAGCTTTAAAATAATAGTGTCCGTTTTCTCTGTAACCTATCACAGTACCCCAAACGTCGCCACGTACTGAAAAATCTGAACCAATAGCAACTAAGCGACCCTCAAAGTCTAATGGCGGTACCAGACACTTATCTACAATTTGTTTTGTAAAGATTGTAGTGCTGTCAGTCATTGATAAATTAAAACGTTTAGTGATAATTTTAGCCATTTTAACAGGGTTACCGATTGCCCCTATAAAATCCTTTTGAATGTCCTCAAGTGTTAAAGTGTAACCTAAAGCGGGGTTTGCTTTAATGTATTTAGAACTGTCTTTCACTTCGTCGTAATCGTCTAAAGCATAATAGAAAACCCAATGACTGAAATCGTCATCTTTTACCCATTCTTTCCAACTTTCTAGCTCGTCATCATAAGCACCGCCACGAATAACGTTGTTTGTGGTTGAAATAAAAAGCGTACCCTTATTTTTTCTTAGCCCTTGTCTAATAGTGATAAGAGGGTTCTTTTTGAACGCACCAAACTCATCTATAATAACTAATTGTTCACGTCCACCGTCTAGCGTGTCCTCGTTACTAGCATAGATAGAAATCTCTGTGCCTTTGCTTTTTAGAATTGAGTTATCTTTTACGATGATTTGCTCTTTATTCAGCTTGAATTGATTTTTAAACTTATTAATGATAGTACCTTGACAGTTTCCCATAGCTCTAAAGTGCTTCATCAAGATTTTTTCTGCTTGGTCTTTTTTAGTAGCCATTAAAGCGATGACGCTATTAGGCTTAGGAAACAAAAAGAGTTCAATTAAGGCTATCATAACATCAAGAATAGATTTGGCATTTGAACGTCCTACAATAACAACAAATTCATCAATTTGGTAAGGAGTGCAATACATCAAAGTAAGCACAGCCTTATGATATGGTATGATTTTAAAACGTTCGTTATTAGGCAAAGTCATAAATTCCTCAATGAAATTAAAGATTTTTTCTGCCTTTTTGTAGTCTATTTCATGCTCGATTTTAGCCACTTTTTTCTTTAGTAGCTTAATCATTTCGCCGTTATCTTTGTCTTGACCTATCCAGTCCTGAATTAAACTCATTTTCTTATCTCCTTATATTAAGCCCTCCGCTATAATTCTAGCATAGTCAATAAAATCTCCGCTTCGTTCCATTCCTTGGTGGCATTTATGACAAAGAACTTCGGTAGGTACGTTTATCACTTCTTTGTCAAAGTCGTTGACCTCTAACATGTCATTTTGCCATTGTAGTGGTATAACGTGGTGGCAAATTAAATGCTCTGTACTCCAACACTTTTCACAATGTCCTACCCTGTTCTTTTCTTCGCGTGCCTTTTTTACCCACCTAGGGTTATTGTATAATTTACTTTTAGTATAAATCAACGCTTGTTTAGTTTTACTCCATTTCTTTCTAGCTTGTTATAAATTTCGTTCGCAATTCTACGACCATCTGCACTAGATTGTACATAGATTTTGATGTCTTGTTGTGAATTATCTTGTGTTCCAATGCTAGATGTTGCCGTTGTTCCTTTTGTTGCTCGTGCATAAGGTTGGACCGCATTGAATGCTTTGCTGATTGCTTCACGACCACCTGCAAAGAATTGTAAGTCTAGCGGTAACTGTCCATTTCTTGAACCTAGAATTTTTTGACCTAGTGAGGTAGGTTCTTTAATTCCAAGAGGGTCAATATTACTTGTTAGCCAATGAAAATCACTAAAGATATCTCCCCATGTACTGTTCTTTCTGAACCCTAATGCTTTACCAAGTAAACCAGTATTACCACCAACGCTACGTGAAAGGCTCAATGCACTTTGAACGGCACTATAAGCATTATTTGCCCAATTGTACAAATTTCTTAACGAACTAATAGCTGAACCAACTTTACCTAAGAAACTACCAATAGAAGTGAAATTGATTTTGTTAAAGAAGTTGTTGACTGCGTTTTTTGCGTCATTAACTGCGTTTTTCATTTCATCTTGTGACACTTTACCATCATGATTCTTGTCAATGATTTGCGTTAATGCCCCAACTGCTTTACCTGCCATTTGACCTAACTGGCTACCGATAGTACTTGCCATTGTTGTAGCGTTGTTCCCTAAGTTGCTCATGTCAATGCCTGTATCCCCTAGACCTTTACGGAAACCGTCCAAAGCACTTGTATTGAAACCGTTGGTAATCATTTCACGAATTTGCCCCCAAGTGCTAGGACCTGAAGCAACTAATTCATTCCCTTTCTGTTGGAACAATTCTAAAGCTCGGTTCATTACATCTGTACCGATAGCACCGTCCTCCATGGCTTTCTTGAACTCTCCCATACCTATGCTAGTATGGTTAATTTCGTTATATGCTTGAATCAACATATCACGGAACTGTGCACCCAAAGCTGACTGCATAATTTGGTTAAAATCTTGAGCGTGTAACGTACCAGAACCCAACGCTTGAGCTAAACCAAGAGAGAATTGTTTTTGTGTGTCCATTGTTAGCCCTAAGCTATCCCCCACAGCATTAATTGAATTAACGATTTTAAATGCTTGGTCGCCTGTTAGACTAGTATAACCTGAAATGGTAGACCCTAACTCGTTCAGGTCGTTACGTTGTGATTTTAGAAGTTCATTACCTGAATCAATGTATGAATTGAAACGTTTGTAACCATTTGCACCGTCTGACAAAGTAGCTGACAAGCTCTTTTGTGCTTGAATTTGACGGTCATAAGTATTCATCAAGTTGTTAGCAAAACCACCAACTAAATCAGTAGCTTTTGAAATTCCACCAGTAACAAGTGACAAGCCTGCTGAAATACCACTAACAACATTACCAACTTTTGAGAATGTTCCTAATAGCGAACCACCTGCACTTTTTACGCTATCAACTACGCTTGAAAGTCCTCCGCTTTTAATTCCTTGTGAACCTACTTTAGCTAGTTCTGTGCTTAATCTAGTCGCCTGCGTTTGTGCTTTAACTAGTTGGCTTTCTAATGCCTGTACTTGTTTTTGTGTAGCACCTGACATCTTAGCATTTGCAAGTGCCTTTGTTAAATTATCTACGTTCTGTTTAGCAAGGTTTAAAGCTCTTTGTGTTTCTTTAATACCTTTGTCTTTCATAGTAACAGAACCTGTTATTTGAGCGTTTCGGTTCGTTTCTTTAGCTAGACGACCGATATTATTAATTTCTCTTTGCGCTTCCCTAGCACTACTTAAAACCCCTTTAGTGTCTAACTCTGCCTGAATGACATACTTTTCTTTAGCCATTGTTTGTTATACTCCTTAATTTACGCTTAATGTTTTTAGTTTTGTCGTCCATTTCGTGAGTGGCTTTTACTAGCGTTTGCCCATATCTTTGGTGCAAGTGGCGGTCATGAAGCAAGACATTGAGCATTCTCCAACTTTCATCTTTAGCTTTGAAGCCATTGACTACACCAATGTTTCCGCTTTTTAGTGAACCGTATGAACGTGTCACTTGCTTAGTGATTTTCTTAGTATCAAACTTAACAGGATAACGTGAGAAATCTCCACCCAATGAACTTTTATAACTGCGTTTTACTGTGTTCTGATTAGAGTTGAAACTATCAACCATTTCTAACCAGACTTTCTTAAGTTGTTTCTCTGTAAATTTTTCTAATCCTGTGACTTGCTTGGTGGTTGCCATAATTCTACCTCAACATGTTCCGCTTTGTTTAACTCTTCTGCTGTTGTTTTCTTCTTCTCTTTAGGTGTCAACGTTGAAATTAGTTTTAGTGTCCACCCTAAAGGTCTATGGCTATATACTTCATAGGGAACTCTAAAGGCTGTCATAGCACTAACAATTGCAAGTGTTGTAATTCTTGCGTTTTCCCCTATTTCTTCGTTGTTAGTGCTATCGCTTTTTTTGTTTCGTCTACTAATTGCTCCATAAGTTCAGCAACTGTGACAGGTAAAAGTCCACCAATTAAAGCCCCTAGAATTTCATCTAGTGTATACTGTGGCGAACAAGCCCAAAAGAACAATGCCAAGCTGTGATAGTCACGTTCATTCAAATCTCCAAAGTAAATGCCATTATCTTCCATACGTTCTAATGCTTTAAAGTCAAATTTAAAATCTTCTTTCTTCATTTCTGTTCTCCTTATAAATTAAAATAAAAGAGTGGGAACTATTAATTCCAAGCCCTCCACTCTTAAAAATTACGCCTTGATGTCTTCACTTGTGAGCGGTTTGAGTTCATTGAACAACTTTTTGAAAGCTAAGGCTTGTCCATTTGTGCCAGTTGCTAAGTCTTTGTCAGACACTTTGAATTTTACAAACAAGCGTTTTTCCCCCTCAATCATAAGATCACTAGTTGTGACCGTTGCTGTGTGTTCGTACTCTTTACCAGTTGGACTTTCTTCGTCCGCTTCCGCTGTGTCACTTGGTGTTGTAGCCTGAACGCTTGGATAGAATGTAGCTTTGTACCCTGTTCCGTCATCGTCACGATAACGTTCAGCATAAGCGAAGCCATAAGGTTTATAATTTTTTACGTCGTCAATTAAGAACGCAAACCATTGGGCAAACCCTAGAGCGTGAACTGCAAATTCGTAAGGTAAATCATAAGACTTAACTGTAATTTGTGTATTTTTAGCACCTGCGATTGTACGATAAGGAGCGTTAAACCCTGCATAAAAGTTTGTGTTTTCTTGGCTGTTCTCTGCTTCAACAGCACGCAACCCTGCGATTGGAATACCTGCTTTTAGCCCTGTTGGGTCTAGGAACACTACCCCATACCCTAGACCGTGGGTTAATTCATTTTTTGATGTATATGCCATTTATTTTTATCCTCCTACTACTTCCAAACTTTAATAGCACCGTCTTTGAGGAAACCACCGCAAACGGTAATAGTACCATATACTTGTACTTTATTATGACGAACGTCTTTAGTCACATTAAATTCTGGTACCAAGTCCCCTGCTAAAATGCCCTTGTAAGGGTTAATAAGCACCTTGTCAAAAGTGTTATCCCCTCCGTCATTATAGTGCTTAAAGCTCAAAGTTTCAATTTTAGTTACTCCATTAACAACTGGTGTGAAATCATTTTCTTTTACAAGAAGAACATCATCGCCTGACTGTGAAAACTTATCGGCACTTGCTTTCTGTTTAACAGCCCCAACAATTGAACTTGAAGCGATTGAGCTATGAACTCCACCCCAAATTAAATGACTTTCGATAGTTTGATATAAAGTATATAGTACTGTATTCAATGCACTCTGTACACCGTCAGCAGTTAAATTCCCTGAATCAGAAAGATTAATACCAAAACCAAAACCACGAGGTGTCAATATTTTATAACTTGTTTCATTTACATCTAACACGCTACCTGTTTGCCCCTGTTCTTTAGCTTCAGGAAAGCCTGTTAGATTGACCGACTGTAATAAATCTGCCCCAACTTTAGGAATACGTGACAAGAGAGGGAACAAGTCGCCAATCTCTCCCCCATTTGTCACATTCTCGATTTGTTGAGCATAACGGTCTGTAATATTAAATTCAGCCATTATTTACTCCCTTTCTTATTTTTTACCTCTTGAAATTTCATCAGTCGTTACTTTTTTAAGTATGCTGAACGGTTTTTACCACGGATAGAACCACCTACAAGAGTTTCAGAAAGCCATTGTTCAACGTTATAACGGAGGTCAAAGTCGTTGTAGTTTTCCATGTTCAAATCTCCGATAAGTACGTACTCATCATGATTGTATACCGCTACTTCGTCTTTAGGCATCCAGACACGAGTTTCAAGATTAACCGCCCCAAACGATTGAGCAATTTGTGCCTTTGTCGCAAGTTCATTGAATCGTGAGCGTCCGTCTGTTCCTTTAGCTTTTCGCAACTCTGCAAAAGTTTGTGGACTCATAACAATTGTGATTGCGTCAGAAATTGAGCACTCGGCAACTGCGTCAGTGATACCCTCAAACAAATCTTTATATTGAATTTGTTTTGTCCAACCGTCTGTGGCGGGTTTTAAACCATAGAAACCATTAGAACCGTCAGCAGAACCAAGAATCATGTTGTATTCCACTTTTTGGATAACACGGTTTACCATTTCAGACATTACATATTCAGACAATGCACCTGAATCATTTACACCACGGACTGTTGCTTTATCCATTTGCAAGTATGCTTCAGCCATTTGTGGACGTAGTGAACGTTTTGTAGCTGTTTGAGCTTTGTTTTTGTCTGTACCTGCTTTGAAAGTACCTTGTAAGAAAGTATCATCTACACCGTCTTCTGCAAGTGTCAAACCTTGGAATCGTGCTTTCATAGCACCGTCATAGATACCTGACTTACGTGCATATTTAGAAGTGATAGACCCTAGAGAGTTGACAACATTCAAATCTGCACCATTAGCAAATTCACGCAAGAAACCTTGTTCAGGCATTTCAGCCATTTTTGAACCAAGTTCACGCATAAATTTACGTTCTGCGTCTTCTGGTTTTTCGCTAGGAATTAAAGCCTCACGTTCTTTTTTAACTTCTTCGCGTTCTTTCTCAAGCTCTGTCACTTTAGCTTCAAGTTCTCGAACTTTTACACCTGCTTCGATTGCTTGTTTCATGATTTCTTGTGTTTCGTTTGCGCCCATTTGTTCTTGTTCTCCTTTTTCTTCTTCTCGTACTTTTGTCACTTTAGCACCTTTATTACTTGGTAACGGAGTAAGTGACACCTCCGTAATTGTAACATCTTTGTAATAGCCTACTCCGTCAATTTCACGTGCTTTCATACCGTTAGCATTAAAGCCAACTGACAGCCCTGTTTCCTCAATCTTTTCAGCCGTGTATTGTTCTTCGTCAACGTAACCTGTCAAGATTACATTGTCCCCCTCGAGATGAACAAACCCTGAACCAATCTTCTCTCTATGGCGGTTTAGGATATCTACTCCCTCCCCTGCGTTAGCAATGGACTCAATAACCGTACCGTGAGAATCAATTGTTCCCAGAGGGTTCGCTATCCCTCTTACTGCTTTTACTTTCAATATTTCCTCCCTTGGCTGTTGTTGATATATAAGCTACAAAATTTTCTTGGTTGAAAACAATGTTCTTATCGTGTTGTTTTAGTAGCGGTAACACTTTTTGAATTGCGAACGCGATAATAGTTACTTCATTACTTTGTCCATATAACAACTCTCTAGGCATTCCGTATTCACTCAACGCAACTTCGATTGCAAGGTTTGCGTCATTTTGTAGTGAACCGCTATAATCAGGTTGAATCTGCTTGATATCATCATCTGAACCGATAACCGAAACGCCATTGAATTCTCTTGCAAGTTGTTGCTGTTGCGTTAAACGTTCACGAATTCTTTCCCAAACTTCTTTCAAACCACTAGAAACCTTAGTTTTCCAATAGATTTTGATTTGAGCTTGAGAATCAAGTCGTCTACCAATTCCATTACTAGCCATTCCAAACATTACCCCAAACCGTTGAGGGTTAGCACCATAGAAAGGGTTTAGCAACATTTCATAGTCGCTTGTTCTAATAGTGACTTCCCTGCGGTTCGGTTCTCTGACTACAATGTTAAACTGGTCTGCATTTACTCTTTGAGCGTAATACTTGAAACCACCATACCAAACACGATAAACTTCTTGACCTTGTAAAGCCCAAAAGAATAAGTCCTCAAGTTTGGACGCTTCTGAATAATCAACATTATCAAAATAGGAAACTAAGCCCAAGAGTTTACCTAGTAACAAATCAGTTGTAGGATCTTGGACTGTGAAAGTTGAAAAGCTCACATCTTCCGCTCTGCGTGATAGATTAAATAAGCTCATTTACTTCTCCTATTTGATTTCTCCTGAATCAATGTCAATCTTGCGACCAAATTCTTTTTCAATTTCTGCAATATACATTGTATCAACTGGCAAATTAAGTTTAGCCCATTTGTTTTGATAGTTTTCCAACATACGCATTGTACGAATATGACGAACACTTACACCGTCCGAAACATACCAATGTTTAATTTTGCCTGAATTGTCTAGTCCTTGAATAAGGTACATTTTAATTTCTCCTTTTGTTTGATTATTTTGGTTTGAATTACCAGTAACTGGTTTATTAAATAAGTCAAGTTCTGCTTGTCTGCGTCGTACTAAACCTTGTAACACTTGACCGCCTGCATTACGATACTTCGGTATCATTGAAGCACAATAGGCATGACTGAATTCTGCCCAACCGTCAGCAACGAAAACATTACCGCAATTATAAGCCAATGAAACTAAAGCATCAAACTCATTTTGATTTGCTTTGCCTTTTACGTAAGTGTCAACCATAGGTGCATACTTATTATTCAAATCAATTTCTAGCTGACTATCAGCTTGCGATTGTGTCCAAGTCGTACCTTCCGTTACTCCATAATGTCCCCAACCGATTGTGTACATTTGTTCCCACGGTACTGGTTTATAAGCAGTCAATCGGCAACCCTCGAACTCTTTAATCAAGTTCAAACCGTTTTGAGATATTTTGATATTACCACCTCCATTTTTGATTATTGTTTTTTATAAGGGAACAATTAACCCAAGTATTCACAATATGTTAAGATGTTATAAGCGTCAGCCATGTTGTCATCTTTGCAATTAGAATCAACCAAGCCTGTGGCTTTTAAAAGCTCTAGACTTTCTTCTTTGCGTTGTTCTCTTTTTCCTGAAATAAGATGATAGCTACACCACTTAGAGTTATCAATAAAAGTATAACCATTTACTAGACCGTCAATAGCACCGATAAAATAGCCGTTACAATTAGCTAATGTAATGCTGTGCTTTCTGTTTCTACCCATGATAGGCGTTTCAATAGCTAGATGATAATCTTTTAAATCAAACTCATTAATGATATCTTTAATTGCGTTTACAATGTCAAAGGTACGTTCCCAAGCGTTCTTTTTTGCGTTGTATGCTTTAATAGAACCGACATACAATTTACCATCTTTTCTAAAGGCGTACCCTGTTCCCTCGTCTTTCTTACTAGCTGTGCTAAAGTCAATAGCTAAAATTTTTTTCATTTCTATCCTCTTAAATAGGTAGGCTATAAGAAGTCACGACTGCGTAAACATCTTCTTGACTTTTGTCAATGTTGACACCGTAGTCAGTTTTAGAAATAAACTCTAACACTTGTTTTAGTTCTACTTCATCATTAACAAAATAGATGTTTTTTTCTGCCATGCTTTTTACCTCCCTCATTGATTATGTTATTATTATAGCATACCCATTTTTAGTTATAACTTTTATTATACCAACAAAATATTTAGATAGTTTACAATTTGATTAAATAATTTGTAACCAAAAAATAATATAATACCTACTATCAGCGTGGTTGAGCGATTCTTCTGCTTTTTACCCTAATCTTTTTGCTTGATTTTGAAAAAACGTATGTTATAATAAATATATATAAAAATTGAATACGTCTAAGTCTTGTCTGATGTCTTAGAAAGTGAGTATATGAAAACCGTACTGAATAAGGCGCAAGTAATGAATTAGGCAAAGCGGTAGCCCTGTGTGATGTCACTGGAAGCAAGTTCTAAACATTCCCCCAACATAGGCAAAGTTAAATAAGAAGTTACCGCTTGGGTGTTCATCATAGCCAAATTGATGTGAGGACTAATTGAGTTACTAGCGCTGACAGATTGATTAGTTCAAGAGGGGGGGATAAAAACTGCGTTTGCGTGGGTAACTATACCATTTAGTAAGGTAACTAAAAAGAAATATTGATAACTTGAATTGTAATATAATTTTGGATATAATTAAAGCATAGATAAAAAGAAAGAGGTTTAAATATGTTTATTGTTTATTGGATAATGTCAGCTATGTTTGGAATTGTTGCAAGTGTAGACCATTCTTTGTTCTTAGTTTGGTTATTATGTTGCCTAGGTAATTTTATTTTAGGTTTAGTTGATTTAATAAAAGGAGGCTACAAAGATTGACAATTTTAGCAACTTTTGTCACTATAATTTTATCATTTATTTTTATAGTTGACTTTTTACTTATAATCGCTCTTATTATTACACTATGGAGGTTTTTCAAATGACAATTATTGACGACATCAAAGCAATTAACAAAGATATCTTAAAAGCAAAGAATTTTAAATGGCAGAGTTCATTGTCTATTCTTTTAGCGATGGCCTTAGGTTCAACCCCGCGGTTTAGTCG